TGCTCAGCGGGCAGATGACCAGCACACGCTTGATAGCGCCGATCTTCATCAGATAGTCAGCCGCCCAGATGGCCGCGCTCGTTTTGCCAGTGCCTGCCTCGTTAAAGCAGAACGCACGGGGGCGAACGCTCAAGAACCCAGCAGTAGTCTTCTGGTGCTCGAACGGCGTATAGATACCCGGCCAGTCATAGTCACGCAACATCGGAGACGGTACATCCTGCGCAGTAGTCACCTTGTCCAGATGAGCTGCCAGAATCTCCATCTCTTGCTGCTCCCAGCAGATGACCATGTCGGTCAGGCTGGGGGTCCTCTCAACTACATCACTACGTTCAATACTACGAAGAACTTGGTGCGCTTCATTGTGTGGCAATGCGAGCCTCACTGCAGCGTTTTCAACTATTTGCATACTGTCCTCTACTTCATAGAACTATCGGGCTTACGTTTGAAGGAACGGTTCTTGTGGGGAGACTCCAATCTCACCCCGTCCTTGTTGCTACCACCTTTGCTGAGCGCCTTCACATGGGCAACGTCCTTGCCCTTGCGACTGACACCCTTCTTGTCCAATGCTCGGCGGGCGCGCTGGCGCTCCATCCGGTCTTCATGTTCACCGCGAGCCAGCTGCTGCTGGTACTCCTTCTTGTACGGCCTGACCTTGTACGGCATGGCTACTCCTTATGGAATTCGCACGTCTTGACTGGACACCATCGGCACAAGGGTGAGGGATTCGCAGGCCACCAATCGTCGCTGTAGGACTTCTCCAGTCTCTTCAGCTGCGGCGCGAAATAGTCCCAGTACTTGCCAATGTCATCCCGCTTGTAATCCTCAGTCAGGAAGCTGTTGTGTACTACGAACAGCAGACCTGCCTTTACTTCCAACACATTCGGGAAGTGGGCGAAGACCATCAGAGCCATCAGCTTGAGCTGCGCTGGATCCGGGTACTTGTTGCTTCCCGTCTTGTAGTCAACGATGAACGCACTGCTGCCGTTGATGATGAGCAGGTCAGCGATGCCGCGAACCCAGTAATCCTCATCAGCAAACCCACACGGGGTGCTATCCATCTTCAAAGCCATCTTGTGCTCGACATATCGGTCCCCGGGAATCTCCTTCAGGGAATCGACCATCTTCTTGAACTTGGCGTAGAACAGCGGCAGCGGGACATCGTCCCGCACATAGTCCTCCAGCGCCTTGTGTACATCCGTCCCGTACTGCATCTGCTGAGTGACCTTCACCGGATACCGCTGAAGAACCTTCACCTGCTGATACTGATGCGGACAGTTTGTGTACTGCTTCAGACCACTGTAAGACCACTTGACCACTGAACTACTCCTTTACTAACAGTCTCCGTAGGACGCCCCCATCTTGGCCTCACAGGCCACAGGCAACGTCTTACACCAGCTCGGAGCGGTGCTCATCGTACGGACGATGAACTCCATTGCTTGCTCCTTCTCATGTACTGGCACGACGCACACGATGGCGTCATGCACGGTCAGCACGGGACGGTAGCGCTCCGACACCCACACCATCTGCTCGCCCACAATGATGCGGGCCAAAGCCTGAACGATGTTCTCCACCATGGCCCCGCCCCAGATGTTCACTGGACCGCGACGTGAGGTATATATCATCTTCCCTTCTTCGTTGTACCGCAAGGAGGGGTATCGGATATACAGGCCGTTGGGGAGTTTAACCCCATCTCGGGTGATCTGGACAGTATCCGTATGCGCGAGGTGGAACGGCTTGTTCACCCCGTTCATCATGGCCGCCAAGGCAAGGTCGCACTCGCGCCATAGCGCGGTTATATTGAAGTTGGTTTCTCGATAGAGGTTGACTATGCGCTTGCACTCTTCGAGGTCCAGCTCCGCACCCGGGGGCTGCGTCTTCAGTGTGTGCTGCAGCTTGGCTGCTCCAGTGCCGTAGCCAAGGCCGAGGACGCACGTCTTGCCTACGAACCGCTCGACCGGGTTGGCCTTGCTGATGGGGCGGCTGAAGACCTTGGATGCGAACTCCGAGTACACGTCATCACCATTGGCGAACGCCTGCGTCACGTCCTCCTGACCTGCCAGCCACGCAAGCACACGCGCTTCGATCTGACTAGAGTCACAGTTGATGACGATGTAGTTCTCAGGCGCGAGGATGGAGTTCTTCAGCGCCTTCTTCTTTTTGTCACGGCTCGGAAGGTTCTGGAAATTAACGCTATCCATACCAGCCCAGCGCCCAGTATGAGCACCGTAGTAGCGGAGAGGAACAGGAAGGAACCCACGATTACGCGCCCCAATACCAATAAAACGCTCGATGCGGCTCTCTTCCAGAGTGGACTTCGTACCGAGACGTACTGCGCAGAGCTGTTGAATCGTCGGGTCTTCATGTTCCTGTAGCGCAATGAACGCCTCGTCGTTTTTCGCGAGAGCATAGGTCTCCTTACCCGTTGTAGGGCTTATCTTCTTGGGCGGCGCAACGCCAAATGACTGCAGCAAGCTAGCGAACTGCGGGTTGCTGGACAGTATCTTGCGGACGGACTCTTCGTTATCGCATCCAGTGGCCTCCATCAGGCCGTTCAGCAGGTCCTTCTTCTCCTGCTTGAGAGACTCCAGCCGCTCGTTCAGCAGGAAGTCATCCACCATCAGCATGGGGTCGGTGAACATACGCACCGTCAGATCGATGAGCTTGTACTCATTGTCCGGGAACCCCTTGGCGAGGATGTTGAAGAGCTTGTGAGTAAGCTCCACGTCGTTACAGCAGTACTTGCCGTAGCGAACCAGCTCATGCTCCATGAAGTCTTCTCGCCGCTTGAACAGCGCGTTGACAACCTCATCACCCTTCTCACCAATCCCATACTGTAAGGCCAGGGACTTGAGGGACCCTCCTACCTCGATGCCATTGACGGCCTTGGCCATGCTCAGCGTGTCGAAGTAGAAGCCGGGGATGATGTTGTAGATGGCCGACAGGATGAACCCATCGAACAGAGTGTTGTGGCACAACACTGCAGAGTTGGACCAGTCAATCTTGTGAAACTCTTTCTCGATGGCGCTGGGAACCCCAGCAATCCAATACGGCTCAGCATCATCGATCTTGATGCCGACACCAATGACCTCGAACCTCGGGTCATTGACGTACTCTTCCGTAGTCATCTTCGACAAAGAGAAGTCCTTGTCGTAGTAGGTCTCAAAGTCAATCGTTACTATGCTCACTGCTTCCACCTCGTTTTACTGTACTTGGACTCCCACTCGGGGCCCGGCTTCTCGCTGTAAGCTTGCCACCACATACCGATGACAAGCCCACAAACGAACGCGCTCAATAGCGCAAAGACTTGTAGCAACACTACTGCCCCATTCAGAAGAAGTGTTCCATCACTTCTTCTGGAGTCATGTCGAACAGGATGACAGGCTGGCCAAAGCCAATGTGCAGACCGAGGATGTTGAAGTCCGCGTAGTCCACCGCCTCGTCATAATCCATGCCCTGTTCCATCAGGCACTTGATGATTTTCTTGTAGCTGTATACCACAAGCTCGTCATTGGTGCTGGTATGTCCAACACCTATGATGGCCTTATCAAGGCCGTCGTATATATACGGAGTAGTCATTCCTTACCCCTTTCACGAATGGCTGCGGCAAACATCTGCCCGTAGAACGGTTCGATTTCCAAGCAAAGCTTGGCACACTCTTCGTGTACAAGCTCAGCCTTGCGTAAGGCTATGCTCTTTTCTCGCCGCAGCTCGTTGTTCTCCGCAAGGAGTGACTGGGCGAACCGTACCAGTTGATCGTAAGACTGTGTTGTGTGGCTCATTCTTCTTCCTTGCTATGCTTTAACAGAAGGTCAACGTACCTTGCACCGAACGCATCGGCTTCCTCGTCGCCTACGTTATCCATGCCTTCCAAGTTCACCCAGATCTGCGCCATGCGGTCTACCAACTCGGTGCGCAGGATAGAGTTCTCGCGCTTCAAGCGTTTGTTCTCCTCGCGCATATCGGCAAGCTCGTCGGCCATCACTTGGATCATGTTCATTCTGCCCCCTCGTTGTGCAGCACCATGTGAGTAATGTATTGCTCAGCGGCTTCCTCTGCTTCCTCGTCGGTCATTTCGCTGTAGCAGACGCCATAGATTTCCTCTAGTCGGTACTGCAGTTCTTCACGCAGGACAGCGTTCTCACGCTTCAAGCGTTCTATCTCGTTACACGCTTCCAGTGCGGCCTCGTAAAGACCTATCAGGTGAGTGCGTATTTCTGCGCCCTCATATGTATCAGTGTCGCACCACGACGCCAGCTCCTCTGTGTCGTCATACACCGTGCGTATGCTTTCTACAATGTCTTCTTTGCTCATGGCTACCACCATATCTCGTCGTTCTCCGGGGGAGGCTCCTTCCACTTGAGGGACTCCCACCACTTGCCAGAGACAAAGCCGAACGCCCAGAAACAGGCCATGACAATCGTCAGGCCGAGGAAATGCTGTTCCATCAACTCGCTCATTTGTCCTCCAAGTGTTCATGTATTTGTTTACGACGGGCTTCTTCGTAGCCCTTGAGATACCCCAGCTGCCATGCGATGCGCTGTTTCTTGCGCGTCACATGGTGCGGCAAGCCGCTTGCAAGTGCCGGGTAGACTTGATCAACCAGTCCAGCTGCCCGTTTGGCGGGGGTCACAAGCACCCCCGCAAACAGATTTTGCAAAGCGCCACGGCCTCATCCGTTCCCGTCTTGTTCCTACATACCCAGCAGCGAGTGCCGTGTGCATGGTGACGGGTACGCTTGGGCTTCGACCGCCGTGCCTCCTTCTTTCGCATCCGCATTGTGTTGGACAGTGTCCGAGCTTGCCGCGCCTTGGCGTTGCAGCCACAAGACAGATGCCTGAAAGTGCGCAGCGGATTGCCTTCGATGTACTTCTCGACACCGCAGTCGCACTTGCAGAGCCATCCACGCTTTGGAACGAACAGTAGTACCTTAAGCATCCCGTAGCGTTCAGCTACGGGTGCAGGTTGATGAGTCCTGTTCTTAACGCTCGTCACACTTAGGACGCCGCTCACGTTCCAGCTCCTCAGTCAGAATGGCAACGTCCAGCGTCAGACGCTCGATATCAGCGTTCTTGGCCTTCAGCTCTTTTTCCAGCCTATCGATCTTCTCAGACAGATAGCCCGTGAGTTCCCGGCTCAGTGCGAGGCTATCCATTCTTCACCCCCACTTTGCCAGCTCCTGCCATGCGGATGGCAGCGTTCAGATACCACTGCGCCTTGAGCAGGTCTTGCAGCTTGTTGCCTTTGAAGTCAGCACGGGAGACATACTTGACGACGTTGCCCAGCTCGTAGCTCAGGCCCTTGGCTACGATGAAATCGTAGGTCTCGATGCCGCCCGCCGTGTAGTGGCCGGGGCTGTTGACCATATCGTTGTACACGTCCTCACCCGTATCACCGGACGGATAGAACGTAATCAGCTTGCCCTTCTTGGTCAGCGAGAGCTTTGCTTTGGCCTTGTCTTCATCCAGCTTGGCAGCGAGAGCAGGGATTTGGTCGTAGATGGCCCGCTCAGCTTCTTTGAGCTGGTCTATGATGCCCTTGGTGAGCATCTGCGGACGCGCTATCCGTGCGGGCTTCTTCTTGGCCTTGGTCTTGGCCTTGGTCACGCCCCGGCTGTTGCGCAGGGTCTTGCCCTTACTGCGGTCATCCTTCCAACGGGTGACATAGACGTACTGCTTGGACACGCCAACTTTCTTGGCTACCTCCTCGACGCTGAGACCATCGGCCAACAGGGAGAGGATCTGTTCGTGCTTCGTATTCACTTAAGTGACTCCATTGATTGCATGAGTTCGCTCACGTTCGTTTCGTCGATAACAAAGCCGTAGCCACCCGCTTCGCGGATTTTTACCAGATTGTGCATCTGCAAGGCCGTTGG